GATTGAAAGAGTCATACTTAATATTAAATTTTTCTAGTAGTATTTTGTATGTTAAAGCTTTTAAATCAGGTTCAAAATTAGAATATTCTTGGAGAACAGAAGAATAAGATGAATTTTTAAGGGTTTTATTATTAGTAAAATATTCTAATAAAGTAAGTTTATTATCTATTATCTGAGCAGGGCTAGTAATCTCATTAATAGATGCGGCCTCAAATAAAGTATATAGGGCAGCATATTGTTTATAGTTTTCTAAATTAGATTTAAAAAAAACTTCTATATCATAATATTCTTTAATTTCTTTAATTAAATCATATTTTAATTTACGTAGTTTTTTTCTATTTAATTTTTTAGAAGTTTCAATTAAAGTATTTAATAAAGATTCAGCTTTACCCTCAGTTAAGATTTTAGGATTAGATATAAATTCATATAATTTATATTCCTTTCCTAACTCTGTATTAGAAAAATATTTTTCTATTAAGGACAAAGTTTTAGGTTCCTTTTTATTGAGGATATCAGAAGTAATTTGTCTTACTAGTAATTCATAAATAATACCAGTATTTTTTATTTTAGAATGTTTTATTCTCATTATAAGGAGTATATCTATTAATAAATATTATTAAATATTTAAAGATTTCGAATGTTTTTTTCTTTTAGGTATTCTGCTTCTTTATTTTTAGATTCAAATATCATTTTTTTATCATCTAAATTAGGTAAATGATTTTTTATCCTTTCATATTCTTTTTTACTTTCTAAAGCTAAAGGAGATACATTTTGAGGATCGTTATAATCTCTTTTCATACCACTTACTCCTAGTCTATCTCTTCCAAAATTATCTTTTTGGGTATTTCGGTTTGAAATTTTTTCTTTAGGTCTTCCTAATTCTGGTTCTTCCTCATTATATCCTTTAGGAATATTATTTGAATTAGTTTGATATCTCCCCTGCCCATATAAAGAGGCTAAATCATGAGGAGTACCATATGATTTTCCTGATTCGGCAGGATCATTTCCTTCATTCTCTATTTGAGTAAGTCTAAATTCTCGTTTTTTATCTTCTCTTACTAAGTCTCTCATCTCATCATATTGTTCCTCACTTAAACGGAATACATTATCATAAATCCAATCAGAAGAGAATAGATTAGATTCTTTCATTGCATTAGCTAATTCCATTTTTTCTTTAAGTAAAGCTACGCGTTCTTGATCATATATGATAGAGGGAGAAGTTAAAGATAATTCAAAATTTACTAATTGTTCTGGTTTATATCCTTGTGTATATAAATGAACTAATGCTATTTTATATAATTCTGATACAATAATACGTTGGATTCGTTCTATAGTGCGGGCAAATCTAATATCTTGAGCAGCTAAAGTTGCTTTACCATCAGTAAACTGATCATATCCCATGAAAGCTTTAGGAACTTTTAATGCTGCAAATAATTTATCCCTAAGATATTCTACATCCGTTATCCCATCATATTGTAAACCTGGGGTAGTATCTATTTTGGTAGAAGTATCATTTCCCCTTACAGGAATGATAAAATCTTCCATCATATTTTGAACATTGAATTTTAAATTATAATCTCCGGTTTGTTGATCTATATATGGTTGACGTTTTAGGGCAGATACTTGTTTTTCTACAAAAGCATCTACCTCTTGTGGGGGTATTGAACCTACATTTAAATAAAATATACGTTTTTCTGGGGCTCTAATAATACGATGCAATAGCATAGCATCCTCCATTAATGTGTATTGTTTAAATAGTTTTCGAGCTGGTTCTATATAGCTTCTTCCGTATGGTAGGTAATTAGGGTCGGCGGTTAGCCTGAAATGAGCTACCTCATAATTATCAAAATAAATAGCGGTTTGGTCATTTTGGCCTATTCCTCCGTAATATCCCCCTCCGGCTAAACCATCAGGGTCCATTTTAAATCTTACTGAGTTTGGATTTTCTTTATCATATGCTTCTTCTCTAGACATATTATATGCCGAGTATGGTATGATATTATATACCCCATATTTTTCGGCTATTTCTAATTTTAGAAAAAAATCTCCAAATTTAGCCATAGAACGAACCCATGACCACAAATTAAATTCTATATTTAATATATCATAAAATAAATTATATAGAGTTTTCTGTATGTTTTCATCAGTAGATCTAATGGTTAATACCTCTCCCATTTCATTCTTAAGAGTAGATTCATCAGCTACAATGTCTAAGGCAGAAGCAATAATGGCATCAGTATCCATTGCTTCATAATCTGAATAAAGTTGAGTTCTTAGTACTTGATAGTTTAATGCTGGGTTATAGATAGGACCCGCATTAGTAGTACGAAGTCTAGTAAATCTATCTACTAGAGAATTGGTGCGGATTTCTCCGGATTTTTGTATTTGATTTACATCTAAAACTTTAAGTTGATTATCTCCTACATTTCGTATAATAACATCTGTAGAAAATAATCTTTTTAATCTAGGAAATAAGGTTTTGTCTGCCATTAAATGTGTTTAATAGTTTTATTATAAATTTATTATAAATATTAAAGAAGCCAACGTAAATCTTCCATTCCTCCTTTAATATCTATACTATATGGGTTGTTATTTGATTTATTTATATTATACGCTCCTCCTTGGCTATAATCACTATTTCTTCTAATATTCCCTAAAGCAGCTCGAGTTAATTCTAATCCTTGTTGTCGAAATTTTAGTGAGGTATCTCTAATATACATTCCCATACTCATAGCCATAACTAAGTCATCATTATAACCATTTTGAGATTGAGCTTTTCCATTTTTCCAAATAAAAACTTTTAATTCCTCTAATAAACGTTTTGATCTTATAGTTAATGATTTTTCCCTAATATAAGATTCTAATTTACCTATCATAAGAGGACGAGTACGAACAGATGTTATAAATCCAGGAATTAAATTATCTTTTTCCCATTTTTCCAAATAAGATTGAGCACTATCTGCTTCTGTTCTTGGGGAATAATATAAATTAGAATATCCTCTATCTAATATCTGTTGTATAGAGGCCCATCCTACATTTGCATTTTCTACTACTAACAAAGCATTATTGTATTCAGTTCCTATACCCACAAGAATATTACCATAATCCTTAGTAGAGGGTTGTCCCTTAAATTCAGCCACTTGAGTATTTGATTCTATATCTATAACATGAAAGGCCGAATAATCTGAACCGTCTCCTCGGGCAACATCCGCTACTACAGCATAATCTTTAGTATAATCAGGATATTCCCATATCCATAAATTACCACCCATTCCTCTTTTTTCAATAGGGTCTTCCTGAGTTGTTTGAGAATACCATTCTAATAATTCTAAATCTATTACTGAGTTTCCAGATGCTAAAAAAGAACAATCACATTCTTGGGCTGCTTGTTTAGGGCCTAAAATTTTATCTTGTTCATCTCTCCAAGCTTGATTTCTTTCAGGATGGATATCCCAGGGTAATTTTATAGGTATAAATTTACTATCAGGGTCAGTTTCTGCTTCTACCCAAGTTTTATGAAACCAATTACCCGTTCCATTAGGAGTAGATAAGGCTATGGCAGATCCTCCAGTAGCTAAGGTTTGTTGTGCCGCGGTCCATACATCTCCTATATTATCAATAAATGCGGCCTCATCCATTATGAGTAAAGATGCTGCCTCAGATCTACCAGCATCACTTGCCTTAGATGCAGCTTTTATTTGTGAACCATTAGAAAGACGAAGAGTTAAAACATTATTTTCAGGAGTATCTATTTTGAGCCATGATGGTAATGCCTGGTAAGCGAATCTAACTTTGGTGACTAAGTTTTTAGCTGTTTCTCTTTTGGTTGCTAATACTAATATGTTTTTATCATTATGAAATAACATTAACCATAATGAATATCCTGCTACAACTGTTGATATACCTAATTGTCGTGATTTATTAATTATACTATATTTATTATCTGTTTGATTTCTTTGCAAAAGTTTTAATGTGGCTTCTTGGAAAGGATACAAATAAAAGGGAATAGTACCTCGTTGAGGATGTTGAATTTTAACATATTTTTTCATAAAGTGTGCAGGATCACTTGCACATTTTATGTATTCAAGTTGAATATGTTTTTTTATTAAAGCCTCTTGAGACATATTTGTTATTTTTATATAAATATATCTGAATCCAGGGGATTATAAATTTAAAGGGAGATTTTTCTCTTTAATATTGACTTTAAATAAACGAAATTGAACACCCATTCCTATATTTTGATTAAAAGGAGAATAATATAGAGTAAATAATTGCCCATAAGGGTTTCTGTATGTTAAGTCTAACCCTAATTGGATTTTATCTCCTATAAACCCCACTTTTGGGCCAGCATATAATTCATGAGGATTTTGAATTATAGTTATTTTTTCTCTTATTATAGGAATATTTAATTCATATTTAATATCCTGATGAATTAAAGTATTTTGGGAAATAGTATCTGTTATAATGAGTTTTAATGTGTCTCCATATTGGTATATTTGAGTAAAGGCTTTTATTGAAAAGTAATCACCCAAAACTTCAATTGTATCTATTTGTTTTATAGTATCCCATTTAGTCTGTTTAATAAAAACAGGATAAGGATCTTTAATTGAGTCGGTTTTAGTTATTGTTATGTATGTAGTATCTCTCTCTATAGTTATAGATGGATCTTGAGAATTAGGTTTGGAACATTGATTTTGTAAAATCAATAACCATATTAATACTCCAATTATTATATATTGATAATTGATTTTCATAGTTTTATATAATTTAGTATTTGAGATATTCTCTCTTCTGTAGATCCTTTTAATACTCCATAATTTTTTATTGAAAGGAAATTCTCTTTTATAAAATATCTAATATATTTATCTATTTTATCTCTATAAATAGGATCTGTCTCTCTAATTGAATTATCTTCAATAGGAATACCTTCAGGAGATATATAAAATATCCAATCATATTTAGATACAAATTTAGAGGCATATAATTGAAATATATTTTTATCTGCAGAAGATAAAGATTGAGCCGAGTTTGTGAAAGCTATAACATCTATTATTGTTCTGTCAGTTAAAAGGTTAGAATTAAATAACTCTGATACTCTTTCTGCTAAAAACATAGTTTGTCCCTCTAGAGTAGAATCTGTATTTAAAGGAATTCCTAAATCTCTTAAATATTTTGAACGTTCAGTTGCTATAAAATAATCTTTAAATTGAGGTAATTCTTTTAAAGAATTAACAAGTGTAGTTTTTCCTATACTGACTGTGCCTGTAAAACCTATTCTCATAAATTAATTTCTGTAATCGTCTAGTAAATTTTTCATTGATTGGTTTTTATAGTAAGGTAAACCTTCACGTTGAGATAAGATTTCATTCCAATCATTATAATCATATAAAGTCCCATAAAGATAATATTGTTTTTTCAATTCACAATTTTCTTCTATGGGTTCTATTGCTGGACCATCCCAATTATGGAATTTCCAATGAGGGGCATCCTTTTCTTTAAAGAGATAAAGTAAAGCTCCTTGTGAACGAATCGTTTTATATTCGTAAATTTTATTTTTTTTCATATAACTTTTATTTTAATTTGAATATATTAAATTATTATTGGTTAATCAAATATTTTATTTCAAAAGACTTTCTGCTATATAAATGCCCTGCGCTCCTGATACTGTAATACCTCTAGCACTTAAAGCATCCCCGGCAAAATAAATATTTGGATAATCTATTAAAGATAAATTTGAATAATCTACTTTAACTTCTGGGCTTAAATA